GCGCGAAGTTAGTTGTGTCTAACTTAGTACAATAGTACTATATAAATTGTTCACAAATTGTTTACAATTTAGTCATACGCTGTTCACAACTGACCTATATCCTGGCACTGCGCAGTGGTAAAGTGGTGACGCGTTGCAGTGGTACAGTGTTAGCACGTCAGCGTGGTACCGTGAGTGCGCGAAGTTAGTTGTGTCTAACTTAGTACAATAGTACTATATAAATTGTTCACAAATTGTTTACAATTTAGTCATACGCTGTTCACAACTGACCTATATAATGTACTTAAAGATAAAGGAAAGGGGTACTTAAAGAGAGTATCAAGGGTATATGTAATATGAAAAAATATATTGAACTGAATAATGAGACTTTTAAAGTTAGGCATTTCAAGGGTGAATTGCAACCAATTAAAGAAGTCCGTACATTAACGGATTGCTACGCAAGACCTAGTGAAGCCAAAAAAGAAATATATAAACATTGGTTTGATTGGTATCTGGATGCTGATAGTTCAGTCTATGAAATAGTCAATATGACAATACAATCATATAATCCAAATACGTTTACTATTCGTATGGATATATTTGATAACAAAACACATAACTTTATAGGTTGTATTTATATAACTAAAACAAGACAAGAGTTTTGGCTAGCTTAAAGCTAGCGAGTCGGTGCAACTCCGACTCTCTCGTATCTCTGATAGTAATATCAGATAGTAACAATTAAACTGACACAAAAAGAAACGGAGAAAAAGACTATGAGAAAAGAAAAAATGATTACACGTACAATTGTAACAACCAATGCTGAGATTATGTGTTTTAACCTCGATACAAATGAGGTTATAACGCTTAATGAGACTTATATCGGCGACTTGAGCGATAAGGAAATTGAAAAACAGTTTTCTGTTGATTATAACAATAGTGCAAAATTCTTAAAGCTTGTAAGTGCCGAGAAAACAAGTAAATTATACGGCATTACTGAAAAGGTTTTTTTACAGTACGCTGTCGAACTTGACGAAAATAGAAAAGAGGTGAAATAATATGCTATTAGAAAATTTATATAGAGTGTTATACGAAAATCAGCGAGTAACATTGCGGGATATAAGAGAGCAAAAAACATTATGGTACGGTTTAGTTAGAAATATTCCGGTAGAATATTTAAGTTGGACAGTATTAGACGCTATTTCTTATGCAATTAATTTAAATGATGCGGAAATTAGAATAGACCTAATTTAGCCTAAGTGCAAAGCACACAGCGTGGTGCAAGTCCACGCGTAGGCTTTACAATTGAATAGAGCAAAGAACGAAAAGAGGTGAAAATAATGACTAACAACATTAAGCTTGGCACGCTTGTCAAGTACAGCATAACAACAAGTTTCTGCTTACACGATTTACAGTATGACATAACTGAATTTTACACTCGTTCACAGATACTTGAAAACAAACAACTTTCACGTATGAAAGTAGTACATTTTAAGGTAGTCGCAGGAAAACAAATGATTTATGTAGATGTAGAAGAATAGAAAAGAGGTTACAAAATGCTTTACAAAAATAGAAAAATGTCTCAATCAGAAATTGATGAAATTTACGAGGATTTTGTCATAGAAATAGCTACAAAAGTATCTAAAAAGGTAAAAGGAAAAGTTTTCTATGGTTATGCTAGCATAGAAGATATGTGGTACATCATAATCAAAACTAAAGAGTTAGGTGAAAAAAGGTTTTTCCTTGACACGCTTGACTACGATATGCTAACTGGGGTATCATCAAAGGAAATAGCATATAATATAGTTAAGCTTTATAAAGAAATAATAGAAAAGAGGTTTTTTATAATATGACGCAGAAAAGAAAACATAAATTAGAGCGAATAGTTCGCAAGGAATATAGTCAATTTGAAACAACGTCAATTGGTAAAAATAATAGTATGAGAATAATAACACAGCTATTTAATTTAATACGGTATAAAATAGAATATTTATATCTTACAAAAAGAATAGATCACGAAGAAAAAGTATTTATGAAAAAATGTAATATATTATATATGTATTATTATCATGAAATGATACAACATATTTATAAATAATTTGTACAAGTTTTCGTAAATTTTCGTAAATTGCAGAAAACTAAATGTGGAAAAGTTCATAAAATGTTCATAATTTAGACATACTGCATTTACATCACTACTGTACTATATAATATGTAAAGAGGTATTACATCTTTTACGAATACGTTTTGTTATATTGGCATACCTGCACTAGTGCTAGACAATACGACACTCACTAGTGCAGACTCCTCAAAAGGTGGTGAACACATGATAGAAACGTTATACACACAACTCATAACAGACCCTAACACTATAAAGGTCTTGTGCAGAACAGATAAGCGTAATGTAACAACAGAAACGATATATCGAGACGATTGCAAAATTATAATTCGTCATAAAGCAGACGATTTTCTTTCCTGCTTAATAGTCAAGAGATAGAAAAGCTATCATCAAATAGATTGCAAAGCAAACTTGACTATTACACCTATTGGTGTTACAACTTTATTACAATTAACTTTACAAATCATAGCACAAAGAAAAGGAGAAAAAACTATGAGAAAACCAATGGTCACACGTACAATTATTTCAACATCTGTCACAGCTTTATGCGTAAATCCACAGACAGCAGAGACATTCGAGCAGGAGTTTACACTTAGTCGTAAAATACTCGAAAAAGACAAGGCTTTAAAGAAAGTATCAAAGCTCTATAACACAGAGGATTGCAATATCGTTGCAATTCGTGAACTTAAAGAAGTAAACGAACTTTATGGAATGGATGAAGCAGATTTCATTGCAGGAGCAAAGATACTCGACCCTGCTACACGTAAAGAGATTAAGACAGAGCAGACAGAAGCAGAATAAAAAAGAAAAGGAGATAAACAATTATGACAATTACAATTAACACACAATCAAAGGATTTTACAGAGGTAGAACAGTATTTAATGACATTGGATAGAGGCATTAAGTCTCTTAAGGACGTAGAGGACAATACATCCATTTCAGTGGCAGGCTATCTTACATTCACAGACGAAAAAGAGAACGGAGATAGCATTGATATTTTATCAATCATTACCCCAGACAATGAAGTATTCTCTTGTCAGTCAGCCACTTTCAAGCGTAGCTTTGATAACATAACTAACATCATGCACGGTAAGCAGTTTAGTATCATTAAAGTTAGTGGCACAACAAAGGCAGGCAGACCTTATATTGACTGCGCACTTGATGTGAAATCAGTAAAATAAAATTTTATCTTTCTGCTGACCCTTGCTACTAAGTTAGCAGGGGTCATATTAATTTAGGGAGGAGAAAAAAGCATGTCAAAGAAACGTTTTACAAAAAATCAAAAAGCATTACATGATTTAATGCAAGAATATGCTGATAAAGGTGTCGATGTTTCGTACATTGATATTCCTAAAACTATAGCACAAAAGTTTTTAAAAGAAACAAGAGAAGATTTAGAACAGAGATTTACTGCACAGCAACATGATATTGTAGATACTATTAAAGAAATGTTATATGATCTTCCTAATAGTAGATATGCTTATAATCGTTCATATAATAAAATGAATGAAATATCATTGGAAAGCTTTTATTACAAAGCTATATCAATGTTACAAGATAATCTGCAGGAGTTTGGTGAAGCATATTATAAACACTTAAAAGACAATGAAAGTAAAATTATAGAAAATTTAGAAGTAATAGCAGGAGATAGCGAAGATAGTAGGATACATTCAAATATAGTGCAAGCCTTAGAAATTTTATCTTATAATAATATTTCAAAAGAAATGGAAATTGTTACAAATAATTGGTTAGAAACACTTGCTAATTATGATGAATAAGAAACAAAATGTCAGAAGATTTATGTGTGATTTTGAGACTACAGTTTATAAAGGACAAACATCAACAGAAGTTTGGGCAAGTGCAAGCGTTGAGTTTTACACAGAAAATGTAAATATTTTTCATTCAATAGACGAGCAGTTTCAATATTTTAAAGCATTAAATTGTGACATAGTTGCTTATTATCATAACTTAAAATTTGACGGAAATTTTTGGATGTCATATTTGCTAACAGAATTAAAGTATGAACAAGCTATCCATTACTTAAATGATGAACAGACTCAAGCGGAATTTATTAGAATAAAAGATATGAAAAATAAAACTTTTAGATATACAATTTCTGATATGGGTCAATGGTATACATTAACTATTAAAGTTAATAATCACATAATAGAACTAAGAGACAGCTTAAAATTATTACCATTTTCAGTAAAGCAAATAGGAAAATCTTTTAAAACAAAACATCAAAAATTAGACATGGAATATATTGGTTATAGATATGCAGGTTGTAATATAACTGATGAAGAAAAGCAATACATAGCAAATGACGTATTAGTAGTAAAAGAAGCACTTGAGCAGTTGTTTAATGACGGACATGATAAACTAACAATAGGCTCATGCTGTATGGAAGAATATAAAAAATCTACAGGCGCATATGATTATGAAGATTTATTCCCACCACTTGATGAAGCTGTCATTGATAAAAATATTTATGGTTCGTCAAACGCTGACGAATATATACGTCACAGTTATAGAGGTGGTTGGTGCTATTTAGTAAAAGGTAAAGAAAACATAGTTAGGCATAATGGTGTGACAGCAGATGTGAACTCTTTATATCCTAGTATGATGCATTCTCAAAGTGGTAATTATTTTCCAATAGGTAAACCATATTTTTGGAGTGGTAATATAATACCTCATGAAGCTATAGGTGAAAATAAATATTACTTTTTAAGAATAAAAACACGCTTTTATATAAAAGAAAATATGTTACCATTTATTCAGATAAAAGGTAATCACTTATATAAAGGCACAGAGTCATTGACGACTAGTGATATATTAAATAAAGACGGAACATATAATCGTTACTATAAAGATAAAAATGGGAACATACACGACAGTACAGTAATAATGACAGTAACTATGACAGATTATAAACTAATGTTAAAACACTATGAACTACTTGACTTTGAAATCTTAGACGGCTGTTGGTTTTATTCTGATACAGGAATTTTTGATAATTACATCAATCATTACGCAGAAATTAAAATGAACAGTAAAGGTGCAAAGCGTACAGAAGCAAAATTGTTTCTCAATAACCTTTATGGTAAACTCGCTAGTAGTTCTAATAGCAGTTTTAAGGTTGCATATATAAAAGAGGATGAAAGTATAGGCTTCTATACAGTTCCTGCTAATAATAAAAAGGTGGGGCATATAGCAACAGGTAGTGCAATAACATCCTATGCACGGAACTTCACGATAACAGCCGCTCAAAAAAATTACTATGGTGTAGACAAAGCAGGATTTATCTATGCTGACACTGACAGTATTCATTGTGACTTGCCTGCTGATAAGATAAAAGGCATAACAGTAGACCCTGTGAAGTTTTGCTGTTGGAAGCTTGAGAGTAGTTGGGATACAGCTATATTCACAAGGCAGAAAACATACATAGAACACATAACTCATAATGATTTAGTTCCAGTTGATGAACCATACAACGATATTAAATGTGCAGGTATGCCACAGAAATGCAAAGATTTATTTAACAAATCAATGCAGGGTTATGAAGCAAAGGAGAGTGATAACTATACACAAAGTGAATTAAAATTCTTAGAAACAAAAAGAGACTACAGTGATTTTAAAGTTGGATTATGTATCCCTGGAAAATTACTACCAAAAAGAATTAAAGGTGGTGTATTATTGGTGGACACGACTTATGAAATGAGGTGAAACATCATGATAAACAAATTATTAATTATGATACTAAATCATAAAAAGCAAAAATTAGTTTATAGGAATTGTGACATATATTTTATGCAAAGAGATATTAAAGATGTAGTACGTCATTTAAAGGAGGGAAAAATATGATAACATGGTTAGTAGATTTATATTACAGATACAAAGCAAAGAAACATGAAAAAAGTTGTAATTATATTTGCTGTTTCTGCAAGTACAGATATGATTGTGATTATTTTACAAGGGAGAGATAAAATTATGAATGATAAAATGGAAAAAGTAGTGCAGGAATTACGCAAGAGATTTAGAGGTTCAATTGAGTTTTATGATGTACCTTATACAGAGCAGTATAAAATAGAATATTGCTTAAATGGTTTATACATAACAAAGTTATTATCATACGATTTTATAAAGAAAAAAGATACAAGGGAAATTGTATTATCATTAAACATATTAATTGCAACGGACATTCACAATCATTTTTATAAGTAAAGGAGAAAAAATATGGTAGATAAAATTAATAAAGCAATTGTTAATAGTTATTTAAAATAAAAAGCAAAAAGGCAGGAGTAAAAACTCTTGCCTTTTCTATATCTATAACTATTGCAGAACACGAGCGCACAGCATTTACGACAATACATACTAGCGTTATCTTCCAAACGTGCTACCTAGCAGTATCAAGTGAACATACAACAGCAGATACCTAATAACTGATAGTCTTGAATAAGACTTCCTTACATTTAAGGTTCTTAAATCTAAAACAACCTTTTTCAAAATAGTATCTTAACTGACTGATAAATAAATCATTCTGCTTTAACATAACATAATTAATATCATGGTCATTAACAGTAACACTTATTTTACTTCTAAAGGTACTATCTGCTTTATCATCAATATATAAGAAACCCTGCTCGCTAAATTGTTTTACAGCATAATCATGGTTCATGTACCTTAGTGTCGCAACATATTTTCCTTTTCCTACTGGTGTATCAATAAAAGCAGTGTTATCATTTAAGTACACATTTTCACTTGAATATGCGACATACTGATTATTCTTAAATGCTCTATTGAAACCACTCTCTTTTTGAGCTTTACTTGCAGTTTCTATGAAACCACTTTCCAGTACATATCCATCTCCTTTTAAGAAATTAGTATCACTGTTTAATCTTTCAGATATTCCTAACTCTGTATAATAAGGATTAATAATACTAACTGCATTACTTAACATATATACTGGAAGATACCTTGCCTGCTTTCCATGTCCTCTTGCTATACTTGTATGTACGCTGATAAATTTTCTTATTTCATCACTGCAATAGTGATTAGTTTCACTTTGAAATTCATCGAATAACATACTATCAGTATCACTAAGTAAGTGACTATATTTTTTCAACTGGTCTGCACTATTTAAACTTATAGCATAACCACAGTGTTGTTCATTTAAAAACAAACTATGATAGATACCACTTGCACAGCGTTCGCTTTCCATAGTGTAATTTCTAAAAAATAATGTTTGTAAATCCTTAAAAAACTTATTAGATACATCATCAAGCTCATAGTTGTACCTATAAATTAAACAGAATTTTTTACCATACTTTAGAAATCTGTTGATTAACAATCTACCAAAATAGGTTGTCTTACCACCACTTCTATTAGTGGTACATAAAAATAGTTCGGGCTTTAATCCATTTATATCTTTCATTGATAACAATTTAGTCCCGTCATAGTATTTATTTTCACTCATATTGTTGTACTCTTTTTCTTAAATTTGTCTATAATTATCTCAATTTATTATATCATAATTATTGCAAAATTTCAAGCAATATGATATAATTAAAATAGAATAAAATGAAAGGAGATATAAACATGGATATAAACGTAGTTATGCAGGCTATCACAACAGTAGGCTTTCCTATAGTAATGTGTTTATGTTTAGCATGGTACTGTATGAAACTAAATGAAAGTCATAAGAATGAAACAGATAAGTTTACCACTGCATTAAATGAAAACACATTAGTATTGCAGCAATTGTGTGACGTTCTGAACGTAGAAAGAAGTGATAAGAATGAGTAAAGTTGACACTTACACAAACTATATGATTGCAATGGCAAATGACAATTCACATGGTTATTCACAGATTAACAGAGGTGGTAATCCTGACTTTGACTGTAGCTCATTAGTTGCTCATGCACTTGCTAAAGCAGGGTTTAATGTAAATCCCAACAGTACAACAAGGAATTTGTATGAGCAGTTGAAACGTTGTGGTTTCACTTCATGCAACAGACCTTTTAAAAAAGGCGATATTCATTTAGCAGTGGGTCATCACGTATGCGTATCAACAGATAGCGAACACATAGTTCATGCAAGCATTGACGAAAACGGAACTACAAAAGGAAGCAAAGCAGGAGACCAAACTGGCAGGGAAATTTGTATACGAAAATATTACAATCCTAGTTATGGTTGGTCATATCATTTACGCTATAATGAAAAAAGTAAAGGAAGTGCAAGCTATAGTATGAATACTTTAAAAAGAGGTTCATCAAATATTGACGTATCAGTTTTTGAAATACTAATGAAAAAGTTAGGTTATTACAGTGGTAGCATTGATACAAAATATGGTGCAGGCTGTGTAAGGGCTTGTAATAATTTTCAGTCAAATTATGGATTGACTGTTGACGGAGAGTGTGGTAAAAACACATGGAATAAACTTTTTAGTTTAGGTATAAGATAATGGCATGGATTGTTAAAGTAGGAGTAGCTAAATATTTAACACAGTCTGAAATGGAAAGCAATGCTACTGAGTTCTATAGTTATTTCAACAGTAAAGGTTTTACTATTGAAAGCGTAGCAGGTATGTTAGGCAATCTTCAACAGGAGTCAAATATTAACCCCGGTATGAAACAAACAGCTAGTGCAAGTAGTGGTTGGGGGTTGATACAATGGACACCTAGCAGTAACCTAACAAATTATGCAAATGCACAAGGTTATGACTGGGCTACTGGTGAAATACAAACACAGTTAATGTGGGATGAAATAATAAACGGATATGGTGGACAATGGATACCTAAACCTGCACTAGGATATAGTTATACTGGTGATGAATTTTCAAAACTAACTAATGTCTCCGAAGCGTGTAAAGCATATCTATATGAAAGAGAACGTGCAGGAGTTGAAGCATTGAGTAAGAGATTAACATATGCTAGTAACTGGTATGAATACTTAACTGGAGTTACACCGCCTGCACCACCCACACCAATTAAGCGAAAAGGTATGCCAGTTTGGATGATGTGCAGACCAATATTTTAAATAGAAAAGAGGTGATAATATGGCAGTACTTTCACATGATGATTTTATGAGTGCAGTAAAAGGTTTAGCAGGAGATAACGCTGATGATAATACTCTTACTATGATTGAAAATTTTACTGACACATTCAATGACCTTGAGACACGTGCAAATGATACCACGGATTGGAAGTCAAAATATGAACAGAATGATAACGAGTGGAGAGAAAAATACAAGGCACGATTTTTTAACGGCAGTGCAGTTACAGACCCTGCAATAGTAATTAAGGAACAAAAGGAAGATATTACCGATGACGGTAAGGAAATTTCCTTTGATGATTTATTTAAAGAAAGAGAGGGCTAAGAATTATGGCTACAAAACCAAAAATTAAAACACTTACTAATTCAAGCGTTGATATCTTAAATGCAATAAGAAACAACGCAAGCACAAATTACAGAGATTATGTACCACAGGCTACAGCAGACTCTGACTCAATCAGAGAAATCGGTGCAGTAATCATGGACTACCCTGCTTTACAGAATGAGTTTTTATCAGCACTCGTAAACAGAATAGGTAAAGTAATTTTAACAAGTAAATCATACGACAATCCATGGGCTATGTTTAAAAAAGGTATGCTTGAATTTGGTGAGTATATCGAGGAAGTATTTATTAATATTGCAAAGCCGTTTCAGTTTGACCCACAGGTTGCAGAGACAAATGTATTCAAGCGTGAAATTCATGACGTTCGTAGTGCATTTCACATTATGAATTATCAGAAGTACTACAAAGCTACAATCTCAAATGACCAGTTGAGACAGGCTTTTCTGTCTATTGACGGCATTACAGATTTAATTGCTAAGATTGTGGACGCTATGTATACTGGTGCTAACTACGACGAGTTCCAGACTATGAAGTATATGCTTGCAAAACATATCTTAAATGGTCTGATGAACCCAGTTACCATTCCTGCTATTAACACAGCAAACATGAATAGTATTGTTAGTACTATCAAGGGAGTATCAAATAAGTTTACTTTCCTTAACTCAAAGAATAACTTTGCAGGAGTTATGAACCATACACCTAAGCAGGAACAGTATTTGTTAGTTAATTCACAGTTTGACGCTACTATGAATGTCGAAGTACTTGCAAGTGCTTTTAACATGGATAGAGCAGAATTTGACGGACACCATGTACTTGTAGATAGCTTTGGTGATTTAGACATTGAGAGATTAAATATTCTCTTTGCTGATGACCCAACCTATAAAGAAATAGGACAGTCAGAACTTGAAGCACTTGACGCTATTCCTTGCGTTTTAGTAGATAGTGACTGGTTTATGATTTTTGACAACTATCAGAACTTCACAGAGCAGTACAATGGTGAAGGACTGTATTGGAACTACTGGTATCACGTATGGAAAACATTTAGTGTATCTCCGTTCTCAAACAATGCTGTATTTGTTGCAGGAACACCTGCTGTAAAGACAGTTACAGTTACACCTAGTGAAGCTACAGTTAGTGCAGGCGGACAGATACAGTTGAGTGTTACTGTTGATACTGATAACTATGCACCACAGAGTGTTATATGGAGTATTGCTACTGGCGGTGATAAGGCTAGTATCTCAAGTACTGGTATGCTTAAGATTAATAGTGGCGCTGAAGCAGGAACTATTACAGTTAAAGCAACTAGCACGTTTGATAGTACAATGTTTGGTACTGCAACTATTACAGTTGCGTGATATTAATACGGCAGGAGAGCGTAATTGCTTTCCTGCTATTGTAAAGGTGGTGGAGATATGCAGATACAACCTAATAGTATTATCAAATTGTGTAGTGGTGTGCCGATAGATAGTAGTTATAAAGATACTATTTATTTTGAAAATAGAGAAGCACAGAAAAGTTATTTTGATAGTAAAGTTAGTAAGACTATGGACAAAGCTAGTTTTCAGAGAATTAATGGACAACAGGGAGTTGTAAGAATGAGTGCTAATGCAGAGAGCATTTATGACTGCAACTATATGATGTTTCAAAATACTAACTATGCTAGTAAATGGTTTTATGCTTTTATTACTAATATTGAGTATGTAAACGATAAAGTTAGTAATGTATATTTTACTATTGATGTTATGCAAACATGGTTTATGTTTAACTGTACTCTTAAAGAGTGTTTTGTTGAGAGAGAACATAGCAGTATAGATTATGCAGGTAGTAATATTGTATCAGAAAATATTGATACAGGACCGATAGTTTGTAATGCTATAAGTAAAAGCGGACATTTTGATAGCTATAGTGCAGTAATAGCAACAACCTATGCAAAAGAGGGAACAAAAACTGGTGGTTATCAAGGTGGACTATTTAGCGGTGTAGATTATATAGCAGGACGAGTTGATAATAATGCGCAAGTACAAGCATTATTAACTTATTTAGACACAGCCACACAAGCTAACAAACAAGATAGCATTGTTAATATTTTTTTAATGCCAAGTGATTTTTATACAACATCTGCACTACCAAGTGTGCAAGTAAATGCAGTAGCAAAAAACACTAAAATCGGCGGATATACACCAAAAAATAAAAAATTATTAACATACCCTTTTAACTATTTAGCAATAGACTGTTGTGATAATTCTGCAATATATAGATATGAATGGTTTATAAAAAATACTTGCGATTTTGCTTTATACGGAAGTGTTGTAGGTAATCCACAAATAGCGCTAGTTCCTATGGGTTATAATGGTACTAATGCTGATGAAGGCAATTATTCTGAAAAATTAGTTATGAGTGATTTCCCACAAGTAGCGTGGTCTGTTGATGCTTATAAAGCGTGGTTGGCTCAATCAGCAAGTAAATTAACTATGTCAGCTTTATTAAATACCGGCACAGTTGTTGCAGGCATGAGTAGTTTTAATCCAGAATTATCATTAAGTGGTGCAGCTGGTTTAGTTGATAATGGTATAAATGCTATGCTAGCATACAGTAAACCACCACAAACAAGAGGAAGTAATAGCGGTTCAATTGATGTTGCTACACGCAACAAAGATTTTTACTTTAAACAAATGCAGATAACTCCGCAATATGCTCATATTATTGATGAATATTTTGATAAATATGGATATGCTACTAAAAGAGTAAAAGTACCAAACATAAAGAGTAGACCACATTGGAACTATACAAAAACACAGAATTGTTGTATAATAGGAAATGGATGTAACAATAGCGATATAACTGAAATAAAAAATATATTTAACAATGGTATTACATTTTGGAAAAATGCTAGTGAAATAGGTAACTATTCATTAGATAACAGCCCTAGTTAGAAAAGAGGTGAGACAATGAGTAGAAGAGGTAGAAAAGCACAATCCGAAGCATTCCTGCAAAATCAGAGGACATATCTACAGTATGTTAATAGGTTAACAGAATTAAGCATTTCAATGTTTGATTGGAAAAACCTACCAAGTACTATTGACGCGAGATTTTTAGAACTAGCGCTTTTTAATGACGGAATGGCAGTATTTTTTAAGGATGAAGTAATGGGCTATTTAGGCTTACAAGTTATGATAGGCGGTAAACTTGATGTTTACAGAATACCTATTACTCGAACAGCCTTTGCACAAAATGGTTATCAAATGAAACTTGACCCTAGCAACAGCGTTATTATTTTTAATAATATGCTACATACTAACAGTATACTTGATGTGCAGGAAATGAGTAAAAGGTTGTATGAAATACAGAGAACTATTGACGTAAATGTAATACAGCAGAAAACTCCTAAAATTATTACTTGTACTGAAAATCAGAGGTTAGTAATGAAAAATCTGTATGCGCAATATATGGGTAATGAACCATTTATTTTTGGTGATAAGAATTTAGACCTAAGCGGTATTAAGACACTTGATACTACAAGTCCTTATGTTGCTGATAAGTTGTATGAGTTAAAGACTCAATATTGGAATGAAGCATTGACGTACTTAGGTATTAGTAATGTTAATACTATAAAGAAAGAGAGAATGATTACTGATGAAGTACAAAGAAACTTAGGTGGAACTATTGCTAGTAGGTATTCAAGATTGTTTATGAGACAGCAGGCTTGCGAGCAGATTAATAGAATGTTTGGTTTGAATATCAGTGTCGATTATCGAGAAGATATGCAAGTACTTGATACGTTTGATGCCCGTGAAGCTAATTTAAGTAATGAGATTGATATAAGTAAAGGTAGTGAGAATAATGAGTAAGTATACGACAGAGGTACGATTTATTTGTGAAAATAGTGCAGGCTTAAGAGAGAGTGCGGGTGTAGATAATGTTGATAGTATTTTAGATAGATGTTGGAATAAGGTTTTTAATTTTGACTTTCCGATATTTGATGAAAACTATAGGCAGGTTTTGTGCAGGAAGATATTGAAACATTATTACACAAGAGAGATTGCTCATGAGACAGTAGGCAGGTGGAAGTTGGCACTTAATGCTAAGCTCAATGAGATTATGCCTTATTACAATCAGTTGTATAAAAGTGAGTTGCTTGAGTTCAATCCTTTTTATGATGTTGATTTAACTAGGAGTAGAGAGGGTAGCGGTACTAGGGATACGACTGGTAGTAGTACTAGTAATAGAACTAATAACAATACAGAGACAAATACGAATGAGACTAAGGATGTGAATAGTGCTAGTGGTACAAGTAATACTGATACTTTGAATAGATTTAGTGATACACCTCAAAATAGCATGGACACGCAGGGTATTGCTGATAGCGTTCCTTTGACTACAGTTACTAAGGTAAATGAAGATAATACTACAACTAATAATAGCACTGATACAATTACAAGTAATGGAAGTAGAACTGGAAATGGTACTGAGAATGTTACAGGAAATAATACAGAGAATGTTAATAGCACTGATAAGTATATTGAAACAGTTAAAGGTAAACAGGGAACAGAAAATTATAGTAGTTTATTAAAGAAATTCAGAGATACTTTTCTCAATATTGATATGATGATTATTGAGGATTGTAGTGATTGTTTCTTTACTTTATGGTAAAGGGAAAGAGAGGTAATAATGAACACAAATTATAGAGACTTAACAGAGTTTAGATTTTGGTGCTTTAAAGTGTTACCACTGGTTTATGATGATGAATTAAGCTATTATGAAGTTATCTGCAAGTGTGTTGATTATATTAATAACTTGATTGAGAATGATAAAGCTATTAGTAATGATATTGAACAGTTAAAGCAGGAAATGAAACAAGTGCAGGAGTGGATTGACCATTATGATACTAGCTTTGCAGAGAGTATTATCAAAGAGTACCTTGCTACTATGATATTTGTCACTATTAGTGACAGTGGTTATATTGTTTATAATATTCCTGCTAATTGGAAAAGTATTACATTTAATACTACCGGGTTAGATATTGGTAACAATATTGGTGTAGGTAACTATGACTATGGTCATTTAGTTTTAAGTTATTAATGAAAGAGAGGTAAGAGTAATATGAGTAGTGGATTAATTAACAGACAGTATGTTGGTGCTAGGTATGTACCGAAGATTATGGGTGAGTGGAATAAGGCTTTACAGTATGAAGCGTTGAGCGTGGTAACGTATATGGGTAATAGCTTTACGAGTAAAGTGCCAGTGCCTGCGAATGCTGATATTACTAATGGTGACTATTGGGTTAATACCGCTAATTATAATGCACAGGTTGCAGAATACAAAAAAATAGTAGAAAAAGAAATTGAAGATAGAAAAAATACTGATACAGAAATATCAGCTAATTTAACAAATGAAATAAATAACAGAAAAAATGCTGATACAGAAATATCAGATAATTTAACAAATGAAATAAATAACAGAAAAAATGCTGATAAGGATAACATTTTATGGATTGGCGACTCATACAGCGTAAACTATAATCATAAACTACCTAATGGTGTACGTGATATGCTTAACGCTAAAAATTGGTATGAACATAGTAGAGGTGGAGCAGGTTTTGTTGGCAAATGGGGAGGTATTGACTTTAATGGTTTAATTGATGAAGCCAAAAATAAAATGAGTGATACTCAAAAAGAAATGATAAAGTATGTGTATATAGTTGGTGGTGCTAATGATAGCAATTTTACTTGGACTGAAATTAGACCTAAAGTTATTAGTACTGTTGCTAATGCTAGAAATAGTTTTCCTAATGCACAAGTTTGTTATATATTTGCTAGTAGTGCATATACTGAATACTTAAATTTACTTACTAAAACTAAAAATATATGTAACGATAACATAATGCCTTGTATATTTGCTATGCCATATTATTATTTAACTGGCGCATTTTACAACACTGATAATTTGCATTATACAGAGGGTGCAACTAATTATATTATAAGTGTTATATCTAATTTAATATGTGGTTCAAGTTATATTCCAACTATTACATATAATGTTGCAAATGCTTGCTTTGAGGGTTGGACTCCTGTTAGTAAACAACTACAGGTTTACGCACCTAGTGGTGTACTGAAAATATCAACCGCATATTTGAATTTAACAAAAAGTGTTGAAGAGCCTTTTGAAACTGATCAATATGGTAATACTATATTATTAAAAAGTAAACCTATTAGTGATGCTGATAGAGATGTATTTCCACTAATGCCAACTAAAATATTTGTGCAACTAAAAATTAAGAATGTTACTTATACTGATTATTTAGAGTGCCAATTAGATAACACAACACACCAATTAATATGGTCAACAGATAATTCATATCCTGCTACCAAAGACATGATTATAAAAATTATGGGATGATATTAGACACCTAAGCACGTGTATAAACTGCTTATTTTTGTGGCTTGCTGACGTGCTAACCGATACAAGGTTGGCACCAAAAAGCCAAAGTGATGTAGCAGGATATAGGTCAGTTGTGAACAATTTGTGAACAATTTATATAGTACTATTGTACTAAGTTAGACACAACTAACTTCTTATATAGTACTATTGTACTAAGTTAGACACAACTAACTTCTTATATAGTACTATTGTACTAAGTTAGACACAACTAACTTCGCGCACTCACGGTACCACTTTACCACTGCGCAGTGCCAGGATATAGGTCAGTTGTGAACAGCGTATGACTAAATTGTAAACAATTTGTGAACAATTTATATAGTACTATTGT